TTCTTTCGCCAAAAAATACACGATAACTTATATTGGTTTTATTCCATCTATTGGTTTTTTCGTTTCTAACAACTTGTAACCAATTTTTATTTTTATCTAATTTAAAATATAAAACCTTACCTTCATTATTAGGTGAGTAAATATATTCTTGATTAGAATAATAGTTACTGTCTTTTGATGGCTTAGCAAAGTCCTCTTGAATAGCTACCATATCTTTTTTATAATTTATAATGGTATAAGGGTAAACATCAGAACCAACATATACAGATGCACCACCACCTTGAAAAATATTTTCATTAAAGATGATTGATTTTGCTCTTTCTTCTTCATTATAAGTCATTATTTACCTCCTTTTAATTCTTGAATTTTATAACTTAGGGTTTGTAAATCCCAGTTATTCCAATCCATTTCACCTTGTGTGTTTCCATGAAATAATTTGAAAAGAACATCTCTCTCTTTTGTTGTTAATGCAAGTGTTAGGACATTAAATCCCTTGTGAGTTAGTTTGTATTCATTTTTTCTATTTTTAGTAGTCATTTTAGTCTCCATAATTAATTAACAATATAGACAAGGTACATCTATTGACAATATAAGTCAATACAAAATATAAAAATTTTTTCAATTTTTTTTATTACTATATATGGTGTTGACAAACTCTCACAAATCACCAAATATGGTTAAATGGTGTTTGTTGTGCTATTCTCCCCAATTAACAATAAAGAAGGAACACCAAAAAAAATGGCGGCACAACAGTTATTACCTCTTGAGGTGGTGTAGGTAGGTTTTTCGAAAACTATCCATTTTTGTCCTATCTACACCTTTAAAAAGGAATTTAATGTTAGCCGAACAATTAGAAGAAATTATAGAAGATTTAGCAGCAGACCCTGTAATGTTTGTTGAAACAATGTTAAATGTTAAGCCTGAAAAATGGCAAAAAGAATTTTTATACAATGTTCAAAACAATCCAAGAAATGCAGTTAAGTCAGGACATGGTGTTGGTAAGACTGCCGTTTTATCATGGTTGATATTATGGTGGTTGCTTACAAGACACCCATGCAAAGTAATATGTACCGCAAACACAGCACACCAACTATCTGATGTACTATGGGCGGAAGTTAAAAAATGGGGTCGGCAATTACCGGAAGCATTTTATAATCAATTAGAAATGAAGAACGACAAAATCAACCTTGAAGGTGCAAGTGATAGCTATGCCGTTGCTCGTGTATCAAGGCGTGAAAATCCTGAAGCCCTACAAGGCTTTCATAGTGATAATTTACTTTTTATTATTGATGAAGCTAGTGGTGTTGACGATATGATATTTGAGGTTGGTGAAGGTTCTTTATCAACTCCCAATGCTAAAGTTGTTATGACCGGTAATCCAACACGAACAAGTGGTTATTTTTTTAATGCTTTTGCCGCTATGCGTGATAGATGGAAATTAATGACTGTTGCGTGTGCCGATAGTTCACAAGTATCAGCCGAATATATTGAGGATATGTCACTTAAATATGGTGACGACTCAAATGTTTATAGGGTTAGGGTTCTTGGTGAATTTCCTAGAGCAGAAGATGATACTGTCATTCCATTATATATGGTGGATAGTGCATTGCAAAGGGATGTCCAAGTTGACCCATATACACCGGTTGTTTGGGGTTTAGATGTTGCCGCCTTTGGTAGTGATAGAACGGCTTTATGTAAAAGGCGTGGCAATGAAATTATTGAACCTATTAAGTCTTGGCAAGGTAAGGACTTAATGGAAACAGTTGGTATTATTGTTCAAGAATACGAAACCTGCACTTTTAAGGATAGACCCACCGATATAATGGTTGATAGCATAGGCATTGGTAGTGGTGTTTGCTCAAGATTAACCGAACTTGAATTACCGGCAAGACCTATACAAGTAAGTGAAAGCCCAAGTATGCGTGATAAATATATGCGTTTGCGTGATGAATTATGGTTTAAGGCTAGAGAATGGTTTGAGGGTCGTGATGTTTACCTTGTGCAAGATGACAAGTTAATAGAAGAATTAATAGCCCCTCGTTTTAAATTTACCTCAAATGGTAAAATCAAAGTTGAGGCTAAAGACGAATTTAAGAAAAGACTAGGTGGGCGTAGTTGTGATTTAGCAGATGCGTTTTGTTTAACATTTGCACAGCAAGCCTTCACCGCCTCTATTAGGGGAACACAACATAATTGGAATAAGCCAATATCATATAAGGACAATTCATGGATAACATAAAAGATATTATATTTACGCCTGAACAAGACTTTGAGGCTGATAATCCTGTTACCCATGCTTTATTAGTGCATTTAATTGATGAATTAGAAAAAATGAACCGACATTTAGACAGTTGGGAATTGTTGTCCGAAGTTTGTTTGGCAGCCGCAGCGTTTAGTTTTCATAGAAGCGGTGGCTCAAGTGAAGAGTTTGTTGAAAAAATACAAACTATTGATATTAAACCGGATGTATCGGAATTAAATTAGGAGAAAATAATGGAAAAAATACAAAACATCATTGACTACATAAAAGGTCATTCATGGGATTACATTGATGCAGCATTGGGCGGCATTATTGCAATTCTTTTATTAACAATACTTTTAGGATAATACAATGCAAAGAAGTCAAGTATTAGATATGGAAAGACAGACTAAGAAAGAAACAAAAAAGCCTGTTGAAACTAAGAAAAAACCTGCAAATAAAAAAACTGCTAAATAGGATTTTTTAATGGATAAGCTAGAATTTCAAGCCTTGTTGCGTAATGAAATAGAGAACGCACATGGCTATTATGATAATGAGTACGGCATAGACAGAATTAAGGCTATGGATTACTATATGGGTGAAAAGTATGGTAACGAACAAGAAGGTCGTTCTCAAGTTGTTACAACAGAGGTTGCCGACACCATAGAATTTATCATGCCTAGCCTTATGCGTACTTTTACACAAACAGATGATTTTGTAAAATTTATGCCTCGCAATGAAGAAGATGTTGAGGGTGCAGAACAAGCCACATCATACGCAAATTATGTTATAAATTGTCAAAATAATGGTTTTGTTGTTTTACATAATTTTTTTAAGGATGCGTTGTTACAAAAACTAGGTGTTGTAAAAGTTTATTATGATGAAACTGAAACAATGGAAGAGGAAACATATACTAATCTTTCAGATGATGAATTAACACTTTTATTGCAAGACGAAAGCGTTGAAGTTCTTGAACAAAGAACGGAAGAGCAAGAAGAATATCAAGTTGACGAAATGTCAATGGAAACTATGGATAGTTATGAAAGTAATGCTAGACATGATGTTGTTATAAAAAGAAAAAGTTATGGTGGTATGATTAAAGTTGATAATATTCCACCAGAAGAATTTTTAGTTTCTAAAAGAGCATCATCTTTAGAAGAAGCTGATTTTGTAGCCCACCGCACAACCATGAAAGTAAGTGACCTTATACAAATGGGTTATGATAGAGATTTGGTTGAAAGATATGCCGGACATTCCGAATTAGATTTTGGTGATGAAGTACAAAATAGATTTGAAGATGTTGAGACCGGTAGTGATACTGATACAAGTGATATGTCAATGCGTGATGTATTAGTTGTCGAAGCATACATAAAAGCTGATTATGATGGTGATGGTATTGCTGAATTACGCAGGGTTGTTACTATTGGCGAAGGTTCTGAAATAGTTGAAAATGAAGTTTTTGACCATATACCATTTGCTTGTTTATCTCCCATACTAATGCCGCATAGACTTATTGGTAGAAGTTTAGCTGAAATTGTTATGGACATACAATTAATTAAATCAACTGTAATGCGACAATTATTAGATAATATATATCTTACTAATAATTCAAGAATTGCCGCTGTTGAGGGTCAAGTTAATATTGATGATTTATTAAATTCAAGGGCAGGTGGTGTTGTTAGGGTAAGACAAGCAAATTCGTTACAACCATTGCAACCACAAATGATAGGTCAAAATGCTTATAGTTTGTTGCAATATCTTGATGAATTAAAAGAACAAAGAACAGGACTTTCAAAAGCCTCAATGGGTCTTGATGCAGATGCACTACAATCTACAACCGCAACCGCTGTTGCCGCTCAAGTTAATGCTGCACAAGGTAAAATTGAAATGATTGCGAGGGTTTTTGCCGAAACAGGCGTAAAACAATTATTTAGATTAATCCTAACTTTATGTTTACATCATGGCAAAAAAGACCAAATGATAAGGTTAAACAATAAATTTGTGCCAATAGACCCTACAAATTGGAAGCATGAATATGATATTACAGTTAATGTTGGTTTAGGTAGCGGTCAAACAAACGAAAAACTAGCATTTTTAAATCAAATGGCACAAAAACAAGAACAAATATTACTTCAAATGGGTGCTGAAAACCCATTAGTTTCTTTAGAACAATATAGAAATACATTGGCAGAATTATCAGGGCTAGCCGGATTTAAAGATGCGTCAAGGTTCTTTAAAAATCCTGCCGATACGCCACCACAACCACAACAACCACCCCAACCAAGTGAAGCACAAATTAAAATGCAACTTGAACAACAAAAAATGGAAGCCGATATTCAATTACAAAAAGCAAAACAAGACGCTGAATTACAATTAAAGCGTGAAGAATTGCAAATGAAAATGGAAATAAGAAAAGAAGAACTTAGGTATGAAGCTCAACTAAGAGGTTTTGAACAACAAGTTGGTGGACAACCATCAACAAACTTACCAAGAGTTGAGTAATGTCAAATTTAGATGACGAAACATTAGCAATACTTAGTGGTTTAAACGCTGCACAACCAACGACACAGCAAATAGATTATTCAGGCTTTATGGATAATTTTCAACCTGTATTAAATCAACCTAATTATTTTGTTCCACAACAAGGTTTATTACAAAACACACCTACATTAGACACATTGTCAGATTTAGATGTTATGCAACAAAGACCACAATCTTTGTTAAATATGATTGACCAATACCCAACACTTGAAAGCGACTTTCAAAGAAGTTTTGCGGTTAGTCCTGATACATTTAATATGAATGTTTATCAAAGGTTACCTTATGACCCTGCTTTTTGGGAGTCTTTTGTTAATCAAGGTGGCAGCACAACTGATGATGGTATTGATTTAACAGGTTTAGGTGCTGCAGGTTTAATTGGTGCAGGTGCAACAAGTTTACTTGGTAGTGATGATAGCGGTACAGATGGTAGTGGTTCTAATAACGGAGGTATTGATACTGGAACAATTATTACAGGAGGTTCAGGTAATGATACCCTTGCTGGAGGTACAGGAACTAACACAATAGAAATTAACTCAAATACAAGTGGTGGCACAACAATAAGTACAATAAATGGAGCAGGTGGTAATGATACAATAGATGGTGGCACAGGTACTGAAACAACAGAAATTCCATCAGAAAATAATATTTTAACAAGTACACTTACTGGTGGTACTGGTAATGATATTATTGATAGCGGAACAGGAAGTGAAACAGAAGAAACATCAGGTTATATTACAAAAGATAATGCTACAAACATTATAAATACATTAGTTGATATAGGTGACATTACAGCAAATGACGCAGCTAGTTTAATTAACACAATAGAAACAACAAATGCAAATTTTGGTTCAGCTCTTTTAACTGGTTTAAGTTCTATTGCAGGTAGTTCTGCTCAAGCAAGTAATTTAATAAATAATGCAGAAACAATTTTAAGTGGAACAAGAACCGCTCCATCAGGTGTTGCTGGCTCGTCATTTAAACAAACTAGTGAAGGTGGGGGATTAAGTCTTGATGGCTCTATTGATGGACAAATAAATTTAAGTGATACAGGAAGTGAATTTAATTTGCAATCAGCAGGAACAACACCCACAGGTGCAACTGCTTTTGAAACTTTTACTAAAGATGGACAAACTTTTTATGAAGTTTTTACTGATGCAGATGGATATATTATTACAAAATTTGACCCAACTAGTAACCAAATGATACCTGTTGATGACCCAAGAAGTATGTTTGAAAAAGGTTTAGATAAAGCTAGTAATTTTATGAATAGTCCTCTTAATGAAGGTTTTGGTGCTGCTGGTTCAACATTAAATAATGCAACACAATTAACGCCTACTGAATTATTATCTTTAGGTGGTGGTTTATTAAGTTTAAATGCTGCACTTGAAGAAGCAACACCAACAAATGTTTTTGGTTCTGCGGTTGGTTTAGGTGCATCAGGGTTATTAGGTGGAACAGCAACTGTAAGTACAGGTGGTGCTGCTGCATTAGGAGGTTCAGGCATAACTACGACTCTTGGAACAGGAATACAAGGTCTTGCAACTAATCCATTAACAGCAGCTATTGCTATGGGTTTATTGTTTGCAGAAGGTTTAGCACCTGACCCATCTAATAAAACAGGTTTTAGTGGTTTTGATTTAGCAACCTCATCAAGTGAAGATTTTGGCATGGGTGGCGATAAATTTAAACAAGGCAATGTTGATAAAGCATCAGCAATATCACAAGGTATGGGTACTGCTATTAATACTATTGCAGATGGCTTTGGTTTAAAAACAGAAGGTGATGTTTTAGTGCAAACAGGTAATCGTGACCCATTAAGTGTAACTTACGGCAATCAAGAAACAGAACAAACTGCAGATAATAGATTAAATTATAATCCTGAAACTGGAGATATTATTAACTCAACTGATGATATTCAAAGATTTTATTACACAGGTGAAAATGGTTTTGATGCTAATATGTTGGCAAATGATTTAATACAAGGCACAACTTTATTATCGTTAAAAGCTGTTGCAAATGGTGAAGATACAATAGATATTTCAAATCTTAGTAAAGTTTCACAATCACCTGACGCTTATAAAAATTCTTTATTGTCACAAGGATATACAGAGCAAGGTGCTGACACAATGTTAAATATTGCACAATTTGGTGGAGTTGACACAATGGGATTACTTGGAAACAAAGCTATTGTTGCTACAAACGAAAATCAATATTTAACAGAAACAGAAATAGCGTCATTACTTGAAAAAGGTTATACGGAAGAAGAAATAGCACAATATACATAAAAGGAAATAAAAATGGATAACATGGATAAAATACAAAAAGAAATTGCTCGTGGTAAACAAGCACAAGCATTACTTGAAAACGAAATTCTAAAAGAGGCTTTTGATTATTTAGAAAAAGAATACCATACAGCATGGGAAAATAGTTCTATTGAACAACAAAAACCTCGTGAAACAGTTTTTATGATGTTGAAAACTCTTAAAACAGTTAAGCAACACATAGAAAATGTCATTGCAACCGGTAAGATTGCAAATGACCAATTAACAAAAATCAACTAAGACCAAGCATAACGCAGTCTAAAGGAGCAAAAAATGACAGCCGACAACCCAACAGGGAACGAACCTATCAACATGGCGGAAGCCACAAGCCTACTACTTGACAGGCAGGAAACAGAAGATAATCCACAACCGAATCAAGAGGTACAACCAGAGGTAGAAGTTGACGAAACTGAAACCATTACAGATATAGATGAACCAATAAGTGAAGAACCTTATCAAGTTGAAGAACAAGATGAGCCACTTGAAGCTGTTGAAGAAGATGTATCGGAAGAATTAGATGAAACAATAACTGAAGCCGAAGCTGAGGAATATGAGGAACAAGAATATATTACTGTTAAGATTAATGGTGAAGATAAAGATGTTACCCTTGACGAATTAGCTGCAGGTTATAGCCGACAATCTGATTATACTAGAAAGACAACCGAACTTGCTAGCCAAAAAAAACAATTTGAACAGCAACAATCGGAACTTTTACAAGAGAGAGAAAATCTCCGCTTAGGTTTAGAGCAAGTAAACCAGCAACTATCTAGTGACATTCAAAATGAGCCAACAGAAGAACAATGGACAAGATTATATGAAGATGACCCATTGGAATATGTTAGGCAAAAAGATGCGTGGCGAGACAAAAGAGAACACTTAGCAAGGGTTCAACAAACAAATCAAGAGTTGCAATATAAACAACAAATTGAAGGTCAACAACAAATGCAAAAGGTTATAGCACAATCACAACAATACTTGAATGATGCTATACCGGAGTGGAAAGACCAGAAAATTGCCGAAAGTGAAAAAAGGAAGATTGTAAATTATGCAAAAAATTTACCTGAAAGGGAAAGATTTACAGATGCAGAATTAAGTCAAGCTACCGACCATAGGGCAATATTAATGTTGAGAAAAGCAATGATGTTTGATGAATTACAAACTAAAAAACCTCTTATGCAAAAAAAATTACGCAAAGCACCAAAGATGGCAAAGTCTGGAAAGAAAATAACAACCTCTAATGACCTAAAAAAAGGAAAGGTTGATAAAGCCTTTAGTAAGTTAAGGTCAACAGGTAGCATGGATTCGGCTGTTGATTATCTTTTACAAAAATCCACATAACCTAAAAAGGAAAAAACTATGGCAACATATAAAACCGCAAACGCAATCGGTGAAAGAGAAGATTTGTCAGATGTTATTACTCGTATAGACCCTGCAGAAACACCAATATTTTCTAATGGTAAAAAAGTAACTACATCAGGCGTATTTCACGAATGGCAAGTACAAGAACTAACAGCAGCAGCTGATGATAACTATGCCGCAGAAGGTGCAGACTATTCTTATGTCAATCCAACTGTAACAACAAGACTTGGCAATTATCATCAAATCTCAATCCAAGCCGCATCAGTATCAGGCACTTTAGATAGTGTTGACAAAGCAGGTAGGGATAAAGAGACCGCTTATGTCAAGGTTCTAAAAGGCTTAGAGCAACGCAGAGATATTGAAAAAGCATTATGTAAAAATGAAGCTCGTTCAGCATCAGACCCAAGAAAAGCTGGTAAAATTAGTTCTTATATAACTAATGTAAATCTAGTATCACCATCTACAACACCAACCGGTGATGGTAGTGATGTTTCTGACAAAGCTGGCACAAACGCTGCACTTACTTTAGCTAAAATAGACGCTGCAATGAAATTAGCATACACAGATGGTGGACAACCAGATATGTTAGTTGTTTCACCTGCTAACAAAGTCGCATTTAGTGACTTATCAGGTGGCTCAGTAGCAACTGCACAACTTCAATATTCAGCACCAAAAGAAATTGCTATTATTGGAAGTGTGTCAATGTATCTAACAGACTTTGGTGAGTTATCTGTCACAATAGACAGACAAATGCCAAATGATACAGTATTCTTGCTAGATAGTGACCATTATTCAGTTGGTCATTTACCTAACAGATTATTTTCTGTTTCAGATGTAGCACCAACCGGTGATGCAACTAAGTTTGCAATAATATCAGAATGGACATTTGTTCCAACTGCACCAAAAGCTCATGCAATGGTGACTGATTTAAGTACATCTTAGTCTAATAAATGGGAGCTGTCTTTAATGGCAGCTCCCTAAAATCAAGAGATAAAAATGACAAAAAAAATTATTGGATATGACCCACATCAAAAGAAAACAACTTATTTTCATGGTGGTAATGATGGTCAGCATTATGTTTCGGTAGAACAAGAAACAAAAGAAATAATTAAAAAAGCAAAAGACTTAGATATGGATTACAAACCATATAATCTTGTTGGAAGCCAAAACCACATGAGACAAATTGCAGAAATACCTGCAAATTTATATTATGATTTAATAGAAAAACTTGGAGAACCAAAGCACAACAAAAGGGCGTGGGCTAGATGGCTAAATGACCCTGACAACAAATTTTTTAGAACAGGCGGTGGTAATATATAATGGCAATTACAACTTATTCAGAACTTAAAACAGCTATTGCTGATTTTTTAGCTAGAGATGATTTAACATCTCAAATTGATACATTTATTGATTTAGCAGAAAGTCGCATATCTCGTGAACTAGAAACAAGGTCACAAGAAAATAGAACAACATTATCAGCAACACCTGACAATGCTTATATTTCTTTACCAACTGATTTAAGAACTATTAGAAATGTTAAAGTTATGAATAATCCAAGAGTAACATTAAGATACTTAACACCATTGCAAGTAAAAATAGAACATTCTACTACCGGCACAGGATTACCAAGAGTTTATAGTGTTATTGGCGATAATTTATTTTTAGCACCAATACCTGATAGTGCATATAATATAGAATTAACTTACAAATCAGGCGTTGCATCATTAAGTGATAGTAATACATCAAACACTATTTTAACTAGATACCCTGACTTATATTTGTATGGTAGTTTATTTCATGCTTATACATATTTGCTTGATGAACAAAGAGCTGCACAATATGAACAACTTATACAATTAACATTGCAACAAATTAGAATTGATGATGAAAAAGGAAGTTATGGTTCTGGTTTAGAAATGCGAAGTCTTTACAGTGAGATGACATAATGATGAATATGTCATTTGGTGAATGGCTACCAGACCAACCTGATAACGCAAGTGGTGTTACAGTTGCTAAAAATGTAATACCGGCTGCAAAAGGTTATAGAGGTTTGCAAGATTTATCGGCTTATAGCAATGCTGCAAGTGGTAGAATAAGAGGTTTATTTGCGGCAAAAGATAGTAGTGGTGACCCAAAAATATTTGCTGGTGATGCTAGCCAATTATATGAATTTACAAAATCAAATTCTAATTTAACAAACATATCTAAATCAGGTAATTACACAACACTTGATGATACAGATGTTTGGAAATTTATAGACTTTAGTGGTTTTGTTATTGGTGCATCAGGACACAACAATATATTACAAGTATATGATAATGGTACAAGTTCATTGTTTGCAGATATATCAGGTTCACCTGCCGCAAAACACATAGCGGTTGTTCGTGATTTTGTTTTTACCGGCAATGTAAAGTATGGCGGCACAACATATACAAATAGATTGTATTGGTCATCATTGGCATCACATACCGGTTGGACTGCAGGAACAAATCAATCTGATATACAAGATATATTTGATATGGGTGAAATTACCGGCATTGTTGGTGGTGAATATGCAACAATATTATGTGAAAAAGGCATTGTTATTGGTACTTATAGTGGAACGCCTTTAATATTTCAATTTGACAAAGTGCAAACAGGTTTTGGTTGTAACTATCCTAATTCTGTTGCTAATGTTGGTTCAACTGTATTTTATTTATCAGATGATGGTTTTTATAAATTTGATGGTAGAACATCAACACCAATAGGTGCAGAAAAAGTTAATAGATTTTTCTTTGATGATTTTACAATTAGAAACAAAGGAAGAATGTCAACCGCTGTTGACCCAACAGAACAAATAGTTGTTTGGTCTTATACATCAGGTTCATCTAACAATGATGAGCCGGATAGATTGTTAATATATAATTATGCTTTAGATAGATGGTCTTATGCAGAATTAGATTGTGAATTAATATCTTCTTTTATGACTATTAATTATACCCTTGAAGAATTAAATTTTATAAGTACATCCTTAGATGGATTACCGGCATCATTAGATAGTGCTATTTATATTGGCGGTCAATTTATCTTTGGTGGTGCAAAAGACAAAAAAATACATACTTTTTCTGGCAACAATAAAGCGGCTTTAATAGAAACAGCTGATTTAGATACCGGTGGTGGTAAAACAAGCATTATAACAAATGTAATACCTTATGTTGAAATTGCACAAGGAACAACACCGGATATATCGGCACAAGTATCAACAAGAAATAGACAAGTTGATAGTGATAGTTTTGGTAATTTATCATCTTTAAATGCAAATGGATATTGCAACATTAGGTCAAATCAAGGTAGGTATCATAAGGTAAGATTAAATGTATCAGGCACTTGGAAATATATTCAAGGTGTGGAATTAGAGGCAAAGACAACAGGGAAAAGGTAAATGGCAGACAATCAATATAGAAAGTTACCACAAGCCGGTGGTGACCCTAGATTAGTTGCTGAAATAGTTAACAGAACAATAGATGGCGGATTAAATTCTACCGGTAGCGTTACCTTGCAAACCTCATCTTCTACAACAACAGTAAATGATGCTCGTGCAAGTGAAAACAGCGTTGTTTTGTTTATGCCAAAATCAAGTAATGCCGCAAGTGAATTAACAAGTTTATTTGTATCAACAAGAACAAATGGTTCTTTTACAATTACACATAATAGTAGTGGAACATCAAGACAATATGAATACATCATCATTGGATAAAGAAGCGTGGCTAAAGTCACGAAAATATATTTTGGAAGCATTAGATAGAGGCATTGATACGCATACTGAAAAAGATATTTATTATGCAATTACAAGAAATGATGCACAACTTTGGACAGGTCAAAAGTCAGCTTGTGTAACTGAAATAGTCACATACCCTAAATACAAAATGTTAAGATTTTGGTTAGGTGGTGGTGACTTAGAAGAACTAAAAGAAATGGAAAAGCCAATTTGTGAGTGGGCTAAATCTATTGGTTGTAAAAAATCAATGATTATGGGTCGCAAAGGTTGGTCAAGAGTAAAAGATAAAGATAGAGCCTATGAAGAAGTAGGTACAATTTCAATAAGGAGTTTATAATGAGTATAGGTGGCGATAAAACAGGAACATCAGTTTCAACTACAAACCCCCCTGCGTATGCAGCACCATTTTTAGCCTATGGAGCAAATGAAGCCCAAAGACTTTATGGTGAGGGCGGAGGTTTAAACTATTTTCCAGAAAATACTGTTGCAGGTTTTAGCCCTGAACAACAAATGGCTATGAATTTGCAAACTAATAGGGCATTGTCAGGTTCACCATTACAAAGACAAGGGCAAGATTTAGCATTAAATACACTTCAAGGTAATTTTTTAAACGCAAACACAAATCCTTATTTTCAAAGAGCCGTTGTTGACCCTGTAACGGATAGGGTACAAGGCACTTTTTCACAAGCAGGTAGATTGGGGTCAGCTTACAATCAAAACGCCCTTACAAACGCCCTTAGTGATGTCTATTATAAAAATTATGAAAACGAAAGAAGCAGACAAAATGCTATGTTGTCTAATGTACCTGCTCTTGCTAACCAAGATTATACTGATTATTCAAACTTAGCTAAAGTTGGTCAAGTAAGACAACAACAAGCACAAAGAGATATTTTAGCTAATATGGATAGATTTAATTTCCTTCAATCAGCACCTGCACAAAACTTAAATCAATTCTTAGGTCAAGTTGGAACTGCTGCAGGAAATTATGGTTCAAAAAGTTCACCTTATCAATACAATCCATTTAACCAAGCGTTAGGAACTATTGGTAGTATTGTTGGTATTGGAACAGGCATTAAAGGATTTATGGGAAATTAAAATGACAAGACAAGAAATATTAAATTCAAATCTACCCCCACAAGAAAAACAAAAAAGATTAAATATGCTTGACCAAATATCGGCAAGTACAGCAAATGCGTCATTGGGTGGTCTTTTACAAAGTTCAATGCAAAATATGGGTAATAACCCTCTTGGCATTACGCCAAGACCAATGTTACCACAAACGCCAACACCACCTGCTAATGTGGACACTTTATCATTAAGAAACCTACCTGCTTCACCAAATGTAGATTTAAGAACAACACCTAGACAAGGTGTGCAACCACCAACTATTGCTCAACAAATCCAACCACCTAGAACTGCTAACAAAGGAATATTTAATAGGCTTGAAAGAGCATATACAGAAGCAGCACCAATGTTAGCAATGGCACAAGAATTTAATAGAATGGGTGCGGCTAGACCAATGGGCTCAAATGTTCAAGCAGACCCAATGGGTGCTTATAGAAAAGCAAAATATGGTGATGAAAAAGACACAAGAACAAGTTATGAAAAAGTTGCTAAAGCAATGAATATTCCTTTGGAAGAATATATGGATAAGTATGTTAAACAAGTTAATCCATTACAACAAGAAGCAAAACTTACCGCTTATAAAACTATGACTGAAAAAGCAAATGCAGCTCGTGAAGCATTGCCAAATATAGACATTATGCAATCAATGTTAGATGACCCTAATTTTGATACAGGTGCTTTATCTGGTATAAGAAAATACGCACTTGGATTGTTTGATGCTTTTGGTTTAGTTGATGAAGAAGGAAGAACACAACTTTCACAATTAACAAGTTTTGACGCTTTAAGTAATAATTTAGTTTTACCTCTAGTAAAAATGTTAGGTGTAAATCCAACTGATAGAGATTTGGCGTTTGTTCAAGCGGCAGCACCAACATTAGGTAAATCTAAAGAATCAAATCAATTATTAATAAATGCCCTTAAAATTGCTCAAAGAAGGCAAATTCGTTATCAAGCATTATATGTGGAAGTAAGTTCACAATTTGGTGGTTCTAAAACACACCCAGAATTAGAAATGATAGCGACTAACAAATTAACTCAAGAATTTGCCGGTGAAGTTGAAAATTTAAAAGAACAATTTAAAGGTTTATCTAATACTGAAAATAATGATGGTTTATTAAACTTTAAAGAAGTATCAGAGGGTACATAATATGTCTAAATATTCTTTTGAAAAAGACAATCAAGAATTTACATTAACAACACCAAAAGGTGTTAATGTAAGTTCATCAGAAGCACTTGATATATATAATGAATTTAAAAATAATAAAATTTTACCTGAGGGCTATAAACTTGCACCAAGTTTAAGAGGTAAAACATCAATTATTTCACCTAGATTATCACCTGTTTTAAGTGGTGTATCATCAGCTTTTGCTGATGATTTTGCTGGAGGACTGCAAGGTTTACTTAGTAAAGATTTAACAATAGGTGAAGGTGCTGTATTAGCAGATAAAACAAAAGATTTTCAAAGACAAAACTTTCCAATTCAATCAACGATAGAGGAAGGTGCTGGTTTTTTTGCAAATCCATTAGGCAGAGTTTTTAGCAAATTTGAAAAAGGAAAAAGTAAAAAAGCAAGAATTGGAACAAGAGTTATTGAAGGTGGCATTTATGGTGTTGGTGAAGGTGAAGTTATATTAAGGGAAGATGGAAAAATTAATGTACCTGAAACTTTACAATCAAAAGGACTTAATGCTGCAAGAGATGCTTTTATTTCAGGTGTTTTTAATACTATTGCAGTACCATTAGGTGATGGTGCATCAAATCTAATATCCTTGAGAAGAAGCCGAGCATCAAAATTAGGAAAAAAACGAGCCGAAAAAGAATTAAGAGAACTTATTGAAACTAGCGGTCAAAATATAGATACTTTTTTTGAAAATGTAATTAAAAAAAATAAAAAAGGTTATTCTTTAATTGATGCACCTGAAGTTGATGATGACCAAATGATGATTATTGCTGCAAAAGTTCTTGGCGAAAATAACAAAGCAAGAGATATAAGAAACTTTTTTAAAAATAGAAACAATACATTAAATAAAAGAGTAAAAAGTGAACTTGAAATTGCCTTTCCAGAAACAGGTTTAAGGTTTGAAACCTTAAAAAAATTGTTACACACGAGGGGTGTCAAAGCAGATGCAATTTATAAGATAGCAAACGCAAAAAAAATAAATATTAAAAATGATATTGAATTTCAAAATATTATTTCAAAACCTGATTTTGAAGAAGCCTTTGAAAGAGCATTAACTTTAGCAAAACTTGATGGTGTAAAAATGCCTAAAGTTTTTATTAAAAATGGTAAAATTGTTGATGGCAAAAATAATGAAATAATAGAAATGAAAACTGAATTATTACATTATATTAAAATGGGATATGGCAAAGCCTTGCAGACCGGTAAAGCTAAAGGTGAGGTTGCTATTGATAATACTGAAAAAGGTATAAGAACAAGAAACTTAAATGATTATTTATCTTGGTTAGATAGTAAAAATCCTGCATATAAAAAAGCTCGTGACGAATTTGCTGGTGATAGTGAAGTAATAAAAGCATTAGATGATGGCTATAATTTTCAAAAAATACAAACAGTTGAAGAATTACAATATATTATGGATAATTTATCAAAAAGTGAAAAGACATCATTTCAACAAGGTGTGTATAATTTTTTTGAACAAAGATTAACACAAACAGTTAACACAGGTGTTGAGGGCATGGGTGCAAATCCTGCCTTAAATGTTATAAAAACACCAAACAATAGAGATTTTTTAAGAATTATATTAGGCAAGAGTGAAGGCGATAAATTAATTAATAATTTAACTGATATTGTAAAAATGAAAAATACTAGCAATTCAGTTTTAAACAAATCAAATACTGCTGAAAAAATTTCAAGGGCAAATAAAATAATAACGGAAAGTAAAGATATAGCTAATATGTCAAAATCAGAAATTATAAAAAAATTAATATCTACAAAAGATGTTGCATCAAAACCAGAACTTTATCAACGAGGTTATGCTGATAGAGTGTATGAATTTATGACTGCCGCAAGCCCAGAAGAATTGTTAAAGATAAAAAGTGATATTAAAATTTCTGGCTATGATAAAGTTTATGAGAAAATTGTCCAAACACTTATTGCGACAGGTAAAATTTCACAACAAGCAATTATAGGAAACCCAACATCTTTAATACAAGAAACATCAAGAAATATTGCAGAAGATAATTTATAGTAATTAGGAGTACAAAATGAGCAAAACAAACATTACCACATGGTCAGACACAGCTTCATCTAATACTGATATAAACAGTATAGATATTAGTGAAGGTTGCTCACCAAGTAATATAAATAACGCAATGCGTGAAATAATGAAACAAGTTGCTGACATTAATTTAGGCACACAAGCATTATCAACAATAAAAATAGACAACCTTCATCTTGATGGAAATACCATTGTTACTTTAGATACTAATGGTGACCTAAACCTTACTCCTAATGGTACAGGGTCGGTTGTTATTGCTAAAGTTGACATTAATGGTGGAACAATAGACGGAACACCTATTGGTGGTGCTAGTGCAAGCACAGGAGCTTTTACAACATTAGCCGCAAGTTCAACAGCAAATTTAGGTTCTTCTGTAACAATATCAGGTGGTAATATAGATGGCGTTATAGGTGCAAATACTCCTGCGGCTATTACAGGCACAGTTATTACTGCTAATACAAATTTTGCAGGCAATCTTACAGGCAATGTTACAGGAACAGTAGATGGTGTCGTAGGTGGTACAACCCCTGCCGCAGTTACAGGAACAACAATAACTGCAAATACTAAGTTTGTCGGTGCAATAGATGGTAATGTTACAGCAACAAGTGGTACATCAACATTTAACAATGTGACCATAAATGGCACACTTGATATGGACAGTACAACATCTCAAACAATTACAGGACTTGCCACGCCCTCTGGTTCTACAGATGCAGCTACAAAAGGCTATGTTGACACCGAAGTATCAGGATTAGTTGACTCCGCACCTGCAGCATTAAACACATTAAATGAATTAGCCGCAGCATTAGGTGATGACGCTAGTTTCTCAACTACAATTACAAATTCAATAGCCGCTAAATTACCACTTGCAGGTGGTACTATGACAGGCGATATAGACGCTAATTCCAATACTGTTAGTGGATTAAAAGCTCCATCAAGTGCAAATGACGCTACAACAAAAACTTATGTAGATACTGCAGACGCACTAAAACTTAATCTAAGTGGTGGTACATTGTCTGGCAACCTTGCTATGGGTGATAACAAAGTTACAGGTCTTGCTGCACCAACTGCAGATAATGACGCTGCTAGAAAAAAATATGTAGATGATATAGCAGGTTCAGGTACTGCTGCCGCAACATCAGCTTCGGCTGCCGCAACTTCTGCAACTGCATCAGCAACTTCTGCTACCGCTAGTGCAAGTTCTGCTACGGCTTCGGCTGCAAGTGCTACTTCTGCCGCTTCATCATTAGATAGTTTTACAGATATATATTTGGGTCAAAAGTCATCAGCACCTACTGTTGACAATGATGGTGACGCTTTAGTTACAGGTGCTTTATATTGGAATACATCAAGCAATCAACTGTTTGTTTGGAATGGTTCTGCGTGGACACAAGGCTCATTTAGCTCTAGTGGATTTTTAGCAACAGGAAATAATTTATCTGATGTTGCTAATGCTGGCACAGCTAGAACTAATTTAGGTTTAGGAACATCTGCCGTTTTAAATGTTGGAACAAGTGCAAACAATATTCCACAACTTGATAGTAATGGTAAATTACCTGCTCTTGATGGTAGTCAATTAACTAACTTAAATGCACAATTTGGTTTATATGGTTCAGCAAGTTCTCCTATTACATATACTGTAACAGTAGCATCAAAAACTGCAGCACACCCTTATAATGGTGATGGTAGTTCTAGTGCATATTTCTTAAATGGTATTGAAAGCCCTGCATTACAATTACAAGGTGTTGATGGTACAACTGCAAACACAGAATATTTTTACAAGTTTGACCAAGCACATAGTTCTAATAGTGGACACCCACTAAGATTTTATAAAGACGCTGCAAAAGCTGAGGCTTACACATCAGGCGTAACAACAAATGGTACTGCAGGTAGTTCAGGTGCATATACAACGATTGCGGTTGATGATGCTACACCAAATGTTTTGTATTATGAATGTTCTAGTCATGCCTATATGGGTAATTATGTAACAACCCCTGCCGCAAGTGTGCAAGGACTAGATGACGCAGAATTAACCGCTATTGCAGGACTTACTTCTGCTGCCGACAAAGGCATACAATTTACAGGAAGTGGTTCTGCAGGTGTTTACGATTTAACCGCAGCAGGTAAAGCCCTATTAGATGACGCAGACGCTGCAGCACAAAGAACAACATTAGGATTAGGAACTGCTGCTACAACAGCTTCTACTGATTATGCTACTTCAGCACAAGGAACGAAAGCCGATAATGCGGCTGCAAAAGCATCAAATTTATCAGATTTAGCAAGTGCAAGTACAGCTAGAACTAATTTAGGATTAGGAACTGCCGCAACATTAGCAGCAGGTACATCAGCAACTAATGCTGTTCAATTAGATAGTAATGCCAAGCTACCTGCCGTAGATGGTTCACAACTAACAAATTTACCAGCTTCAGGTGGTAGTGTTGACAAGACAGCTAAATATGCAATTACAGCAGGACAACCTGTGGGTCTTTACTCTGATGGCAAAGTAGGTCTTGCTAAAAATTGGGTAGATACAGCAAATCTTAGTCACACATCAGGAGCTACAACAGATAATTTTGACCTTTATCCTAATAACGGAAACAATCCTCATATAGTTTATTCTGAACAATATGATAAATATATTGTAACTTTTAGAAGAGGCTCAAGTAGTTATTATGCTTCTTATAAAGTAGGTACAAAATCAGGTACTACTATTACATGGGGTTCAGAACAAGTGCTTGTATCAGAAGATATGGGGATAGTTAAATTACATAGAGTTAAAGATTTTGAAGGTAATGAAATGTTTGTTATTGTTGGAAGTGGTGGCAGTAGTAATAGTGGATATTGTAGATATGGCACAGCAACATTTAATGGTTCTGCCTTTGGCATTCAAAAATCTATGGGTAATATGAATAATAGTTATCTCCGTAACTATAATGGCAACAATCCATCTTTAGTGTCTGCTACTGGAGATTGGTCATATATAAGAGAAAATAGTCAAAGTGCTACAACAAAACCCGCAGGAACTTATGTTGCAGGATTTGGTGCTCTTAACGCAGAATATTATATACAAATGTATAATTCTAGGTTTTTTATTAGACCAAATGGTTCTGCTAATGATAAATATAATTATCATGTTGTAGTAAATTCAATCAATGCAAGTCAATATAACTATCTTAGCTATCCAGCAGCACATAGTATTGTTGCTCACCCAACAGTTCCAAGTTTTTATTATGCAAGAAAATTTAATTGGGTTGATAATAAGGTAAGAGTTTGGAGGCTTTATTTTAACTCAAATTCTTATACAGGTTTAGGTACATCTTCTAATTTTGTTGATATATCTACAACAGACTCTGGTGGAACAACTATTAATACTGCAAATTGGGGATATAAAGATGACACAGCAATAGACCTTGTTATTACAGAAACAGGTGTTGGAAGATGTTTTATGGTTAGGGATAAAAAAATATATGCTCCAAAATTTAACCCTAATGACGCAAGTGCAGATGGTTTAAACTCTGGTGATATAACTGTTACAAGTGGTTCATTTAATGAAATAGTGCGTATAAATTCAAACAGTTCTGAAAGTCATAAATTAGATATTTCTGCTCGTGTTGTGCAAGGCAAATTGTATATAATGCACATGTATTATGACAGCACACAATCATCTAATAGCGATAAAGGTCGTATTTATTATGGTATTAGAAATTTAAGTGATGGAATATCATCAGCTGTTACATCAGAATTTAGCACCTATCATCAACTTTATGTTAGTTCTTATGAATATTCACAAATGGAAACTTGCGATAGTGGTGATAATGGTTCAGATATAGGTTGGGCTACTCAAAATAGAGATTACAACAATATTGGAGGTCATGCTGGTGTTTGGGGTGCAATTAAATATGACATAAATGATAGTTATATTGGTATTGCTCAATCAAGTGTTAGTGCTAATGCAACTGTTACAATTAAATTACAAGGAACAGAAGATGACAACCAAAGTGGATTAACTATTGCTCAAAAAATACAAGTAAAAAAAGATGATGGTATTATTTCATCATCAGCAACTGTAGATACATCAACTCATAAAGAAATAGGTATTGCTACATCAGCAAGTACATTTTTAATAAAAGAATAAGGAGGCAAATATGCCAAAAATTATAACTTGGAAAAAAGATGATATAATAAACACAATAAATCAAAAAGTATTATTAAGTGGTGAAAAAGAAAGTATGACTGTTGAGGAATTTCAATCTAAATGGATAGGTAAACATGATACTCCACCAACTACAAATGAAAATGGAAATGCTGTTCAAGTAGATGCTCTTTATACAGACAATAGTGGTAATATGCACAGATGGACAGGAACAGAATGGAAAAAAATAGTAAATGATGAAGATGTTGAAATTAAAGAGCCACTTAAAGATGTTGCAATTTATTGTTATCCTGATGATTACACTATTACAATTAGTGATAAAGAAACTACTATAACTAATGGAAGTGATGAATTAATATTAACTATAAATGATGTTAATACATCAAATTCTAATTTATATTCTGTTGATAGTACACCAGATACTTTTTATCCTTATAAATGGAGATATACAGTAGATAATGGTTGGTCAGACCAATTAGATACATGGGTTGACCCATCTTTATTTGACGAAAGTAATTAATAATGCCTAAACCAACAACCGCAACTGTAAACCAAAAAATTGATGACCATGTTGACGCTTGTTCAACTAGATATGAGGCAATAGATAGACGATTATATAGAATAGAAGCCATTATGATTGGTGCAAGTGCATCAACTATAGGCTTATTGTTAAAGATAGCGTTTACCTAAGATGTCCACAAAAATTGGTTTGCAAGGAGAACTTTTAGCTAGTTCTGTTTTGTTAAGCTATGGGATTGAAAACGACTTAGTTAGCAAAGACAAATATGATATTGTTGCATGGTTTGACCAAAAACCAATGAGGGTACAAGTTAAGGCAACAGCTAAATGTTATAATGAAAATGATGGTAAGTCTTTAAGATACAATTTTCAAACTGCCTATGGTAGCGATAAAAGACCTTATAATGATAATGAAGTTGATTTTTTAATTTTAGTAGCCTTAGATATAAGAATTGCACAATTCATATTACCAATAAACAATAAAACAAAAAAAATATATGAAAAACAAATGACTATTGAAAATGAAAGAAACACCTTTAATATAATAAAAAATACATTATTTAATAAATGTTTATGTAGTTAGGTTGATATGTCAAAAGACCCAAGATTAACAAGAGCCGGAGTAAGCGGATTTAATAAAGCAAAACGCACTCCAAAACATAAAACAAAGAGCCATGTTGTTGTTGCTAAAGAAGGTGATAAAATAAAGACAATTCGTTTTGGTCAGCAGGGTGTAAGTGGTGCAGGTAAAAATCCTAAAACAACAAAACAAAAAGCAAGACGCAAAAGTTTTAAAGCTAGACATGGTAAAAATATTGCTAAAGGTAAAATGTCAGCAGCTTATTGGTCGTCAAAAACTAAATGGTAGGAGAACTAAATGTCATTATATAGAAACATAAATAAAAGAAAAAAAGCTGGAACAAGTCGTACTAAGAAAAAATCAACTATATCTGCTAAATCTTATGCAAATATGAAAGCTGGTTTTCCAAAGAAAAAACGCAAAAAGAAAAAATGATTAGTTTATTGGGTTCTTTATTAGGGTTTGGTACAGGCTTTATGCCAAAAGTTTTAGATTTTTTTCAAGCAAAACAAAACATGAAACATGAATTATTGCTTCAAGAAAATAAAATAAAGATGGCAAAAGAATTGTCTGCTTTAAAAATTAAAGAAGAAACTGTTAAATCAATAACCGAACAAACAAAAGCTGTTTACCAACATGACCAGCAGCTTTCTAAAGCAAACCCATCAAAGTTTATTGCCGCTTTATCAGCAAGTGTTAGACCTGTCATTACATATTGTATGTTTATAGTTTTTTGTGTTGTGACTATTGCACAAGTAATTGTTGGAATACAAGAAGGTGACGAACCATTAAAGGCAATTCAAGCTGCATGGTCAGATGAAAGTATGGCGTTGTTTAGTTGCATAATTAGTTTTTGGTTTGCTAATAGGCTTGTAAACAAGTAATATAGTGCAAACTATAATTAGAGGAAAATATGAATATATTTACAAAATTATCAGTAGGCAGCTTTAGTGTTGGAATTACAATTTTATTGTCAGCATTTATATTAGTTGGTTGCAGTTCTTCAAGACTATTTTTGAACGCAGATGTTCCAAAAGGTCAAGATATAGAAATTACAATTACTACTGAAAAATCTGAAACAGATTAAAAATGTCAACACCACAAGTAACGCACTTAAAAAATGCGTTAAGTGATGACCAAATAAAACAAATACATTCTTTAATGAACAAGAAAAAAACATTAAATGGTGGTTTGTCCGGTGGTCAAAACAATGCTTATAGAAATGTGCAAGTAAAATCATTTGGTGCAGATGATATTGATTTAAGTTTTGTTTCAGAAGTCATTAGTGATTTTGGTCAAACTGTAAATGAAAAATATTACAATTTTGATATAAAAGGTTTTGCCGAGCCAATACAATTTTTGACTTATAATAAGGGTGGAAAGTATGACAACCACATGGACATTAATTGGTCAGACTTAAATACACATATTCCAAATAGAAAACTTACAATTATAACACAACTTAGTAACACAAAAGATTATTCCGGTGGTGACATAAAAGTGGAAGTTGATAAAGTTGATGATTTTGTTATTCCTAGACAAAAAGGTGACATGATTTGTTTTCCTGCCTTTTTAATGCACAAAGTTTACCCTATTTTAAGTGGAACACGCCATAGCCTTGTTTCGTGGCTTTCAGGCAATAGTTGGAAATAAAGGTGTTTTACTATATAAAAGTTTTTTTTTCGTTTGTATAAGCGTTTATTTGATTAATTTATTAAAACAATGGTCTTTAAATTCTGTAAAAGCACCATAATGAACAATTTGACCTTTCCCATTCACCACCCACCCATCACCATTCATATTAATCATTTTACCACAAGCCGCACAAGGCACATCTTTAATTTTAGTCTTTGTCCAAATATTTTTCTTTTTCTTCATGGTAAAATTTTTCGTATTTTTTTATCTTATCACCATACCTAGTTTTAATTTTTTTTAAACCTTGAATTATAGTTGAGTGGTCTCGATTAAATATCAAACCAATTTTAGGAAAAGAATGATAAGAATGATTTTTGTATAATTCCCAACACAACCATCTAGGTTCAATTATTCTTGGGTTACGCCTTGATGATTTTATATCATTTAAAGTAACTTCATAATCAAAACATATTTTTTTTATAGTAGAATTTAATGCTTTATTCATCACGCCTCATCTCTTGAATAGCATCCAAGCAACTTGTAATTAAATTAAAATAGCCATCAATGGTCATATTTTTTTCAAAACAATCATTGTTAATACAAATTCTTAACAAGTCTTTTGTTGGAATAACATAAAATGCTGTATCTTTATTAATTGTAACTTTCATTGCTTAAAAAGGTATATCATCATCTATAACTGTATTGTTTTTTGGTGAAGGTGTTGATGCTTGACCACCATTGTTTTCACCTAACATAGTTAGTGTGCCATTGTAATTTTGTAATACAATTTCGGTTGTATATTTTTCAACACCATCTTTGTCAGTATAACTTTTAGTTTGTAATTGACCCTCAAGATAAACTTTAGAACCTTTTTTTAAGTATTGTTCAGCAATTCTAACTAAACCTTCATTAAAAATTACCACTCTATGCCATTCGGTTTTTGTTTTTCTTTCACCTGATGACTTATCTTTCCAGCTTTCACTTGTTGCAACAGATAACTTGCCAATTTTTCCATCATTTACAATATCAGGGTCATTACCTAAATTACCTATAAGCATAACTTTGTTTAAACTACTCATATTTTCTCCTATTTATTATTAATTTTAAATTTACTAATTATGTGACTATGAATTTTTTGTTTGTCCGGTGTTGTAAAGCCGGAACTTTTTAATCTTACTTGCAAGTCACCCCAAGCAATATCAAATTCATCTTGATTTTTTATGTTATCAATTTCAAACATAAAACCTTCTAATTTATTTTTGTGTTTTACTTCTTCTAAACCAACCGGTTCAGGTTCATGTATTGTTGTAGGCTTTTTAAATTCTTCAATATTTTCTTCTTCACTATAAATATCACCATAAACATCACAGGCTTTTAATATGACCCTATCATGTCCTCTTTTTTCTGCCATAGATATAGGGTAAGGATTACGACAATTTTTACTATTTGCTTCACCAAAACTTTCAATTAAATTATCATCTTTTGTTATAACTTTTGCTTTTATAACAATGTTATCTTGTATAACTATTGGTTGGTCATAATGAACATATAAACCTTGTTTAGCGGCTATCATTTGACAACCTTTATTTGTTATAATGTATAAGTTTTTGTTTTGTGGTAATGTCCAAGTAATTTCACCAAACTTTTGTTGGTCAATATCACCTAACAATTTTTTTAATTTATTTGCTATTTCATTTCTATTACTCATTAATACCTCCTATCTCCAACACTTGTAATGTATGCCTTCATCTTGATGCCGCCCACAAAAATGACAATATCCATCTTTGTCATAATGGTTCATTGTTTCATCATATTCATTTTGCATAGCCAAATATTCATCTTTTGTTATTTCTATTTGTTTTTCATTCATATCATGTCCTCCTCATAAGGATTTATATATTCAAAATTAAAATTACCAATATCAATAGTTGTTGGTATTGGTTGTTTATCTTCATTGTAAGTTTCTTCATAACCACCATAGTCATCTGTATCTAAACAATACCTTAATTTCTTTTTTGCATGATTTAAGGCAATGTTGCCTTCTTTTAGTGTCTTATATCCAAGCGTAAAAAAATTGCAAAGGTAAGGAAATGTTTTTTCAACACATGCAAATACAAATTCTTCAACTTCTTTACCGGTGATGTTTTGATAAGTCTCAATGTAATGTGCCGCTTGTATATGGTAATTATAATCTTTTACAGATTTAGAAAAACTTTTTGGATTAACTGATTTTGTACTTTTAAAATCAACAATAATATCTTTGTTTTTATCTTTAATACCTTTTCTTATAAAGTCAGGTCTAATTTTAACTTTTAACCCATATTCATCTTGGTAAGCAAATGACCATTCTTTTTTTGCCTCCATAGTATTAACATAATGACTAAGGCTATGATTAAACATAGACACTTTCATTCCTCGAATATCACCGGCAAATTTTTCGTGAATTAATATTTGACCTTCTTTTAGTGAACTTGCTAATTCTTTATATTCTTTGTACCGGTTATCTAACTTTGTAAAAATAACATTTTCTTTATAAGTTTTTTCATCCTCCATAATAAAATGAAAAGCACTGCCAAGCCTTGTTGCCATAGTATCAGCAAAATCTTCATCATTTTTTAATTTAGCTTCAATAGGTGTTAAATATGCAAATGATGATATTGTTGATGAACCATAAAAATCTTTTAAAAAACCATTATGGTATTCATCATTTGAACATTCATCTGGCTTTAAAATAAGTGGCAATTTTTTTAAATCTAAACTATCCATATATAATGTTTATAAGTGTTCGTAATTGTGGTCAAGTATTAATAAAAAAAATATCAAAAAAGTGTATTTAGTTGTTGACAATATATGTCAGTATGGTAATTTATAATTGTAATTAGGGAGAAAAAAATGACAAAATTACTAACAATATCAAATACTATAAATTCAGGTTATAAAGTTTTATTAGAGCAAGACATAAATACAGATTATAAAAGTGTATTATATATAGATTTTTTTGATACAAAAAGAAAAGCTGTTAATAAATATAATAAATTAATTGAACAACATAATCCAAAAATTGAGGCTTATA